AGCTGTCCGGCTTCAAGGATTCGTCACAGTTCTGGCAGGCTGTTCCGCCTGACTACGACATGCCGCAGCAAGATCCAGCACAAGACCCTAACGCTCAGGCCACGCAAGTATTGGCTGAGGCTGAAGCCTACAAAGCCGACATGATGGCGCAGACAGCGCAGATGAAGGCTGAGATGGACATGCAGGCCAAGCGCGAGAAGCTCGAAAGCGATCAGATGCAGGCCATGATGAAATTGGAAGTCGAGCGTCAGAAGCTAGAGCTTGATCGCGCCAAGTTGGAACTGGAATACCAAGTCCAGGCGGCCAAGGCTGAGCAGCAGCGCGCCAAGGATGCGCTGGAAGCTATCAAGACGATCATGACGCAGCGCGAAGGCAATGATGTAGTGATGCAGCAGGACAACCAGATGGGCGCTGCTATCGCGATGTTAGGCCAGATGATCGGCACGGTAGCGGCGGGTCAGCAAGAGATCGCTAATGGTGTGACTGCGCCTAAGCAAGTTATCCGCGACGAAGCTGGCCGTATTGTTGGGGTGCAGACAGTTCAAGGGGTTGAGTAATGGCAGTTACGCCTGACAAGGTACAGATCGGGTCGTCTAATGACTACCTCGATGGCGTTGCTGTCGATACGCCCGCTGCCAGCTAAGACTAAGGTCAAGGTTAAGCGCGCACTAGAGAAGGTCTACGAATACAACGCAGAAATAACCGGCGGCTGAAAGCCGTCCGCGTTGATTGACGGGTTAGCCGCCTACCCAAGAAGCGCGGTTTTTGGAGAACAAAATGAACCTGAAATTTCGCAAGAAGCCCGTAGTGATCGAAGCCTTCCAGATGACCGAAGATCGCCGTGCCAACAATGCAGACTGGCCGGAATGGATGCACCGCGCATGGCAGTTTGAGCGCGAAACACCGGGCGCGCTGTACCCGACCGAAGAAGGAACCGGCGACGGAACGCTGTCGATTGGCACGCTCGAAGGCCAGCACCTCGTTTCGTGGGGCGACTGGATCATCCAGGGCGTGAAGGGCGAACTGTATCCGTGCAAGCCGGACATCTTCGCGGCCACGTATGAAGCGGCATAACGTTCGAGGTAACTTGCCCGCCACGCGCGGGCCGAAAGGCAACGATGAGTGAGACACAGCAGGCGCGCCCGGATGCCGTGGCGGGTCAAGTTGACCGAGTGGTTAGGCCGCTGCGCCTGTACGTTGTGCGCGTGGTGCGCGAAGCCTACGTGCTGGCCGAAGACTGGGCGCTCGTGGCCTGATGAAGTTTGGTCCGTCACCGGTTCAGGCTGGTGACGGCTAACGCACTGCCAACGGTCGATATGCCGACGCTGGACGGTGCGGTAAAAGAGACTCAGGCCGCTATTGAGGATGTTAAGGCGCTGCTCGCAGACCTTGGCGACCCACAATGGATGGTCGAGCTACGCGTCCTGTTGCAGAACTTGACGCTAATCGCATGGCAACTGAACGATGATGAAGAAGCCCTGCTACTACTGATGTGAGGATGATATGGACTTGTTAGAACAAGCTGTCCAACGCGGCAATGAAGCGAGACAGATTCTAATCAATCCGGTGTTTGTGGAAGCTGCTTCCAAGCTGAAACAGAAGTACCTGGACGAGATTGTGAAATCTGCCGAGGCTGACGCGGGTAAGCGGGAGACCGCATACCTGAAAGCAAAGGTACTTGATGAGGTAATCAGCGAGCTAGGGATTATCGAGCAGGGCGGAGTTAAGGCTGACCACGACATCAAGACGCGCAAGCGTAAAATTGTCTGACAATCAAACAAGCAGGTGATATTATGACCGTAGAAACCACGCCTTCGGGCAGTTTCGATGCTGTAAATGCCATGATGGGTATCTTATCTGACGAAAGTCAGGAAGTGAGAGACGATCAGGCCGAGCCGGAAGATGAGGTAGTCGCTGCTGATGAGGCAGATGACGAGACCGAAGAATCCGAAGAAGTTGAGGAAGAGGAAGAAAGCCAACCAACGGTACGCACATTCAAAGTCAAAGTTGACGGCGAAGAAGTCGAAGTGCCAGAGGATGAGTTACTTAAAGGCTACTCCCGAACCCAAGACTACACGCGCAAAACTCAACAACTCGCTGAGCAGCGGAAGGCCGCTGAATCCGAGTATGAGCAAGTGCGTAATGAGCGACAGCAATATGCTCAGTTGTTGGGGCAGTTAAGCGCCAAGCTAGAGTCAGCGCCAGAGGTAGATGACTCACTGCAATACACCGACCCAATCGCTTACGCGCAACAGGTCGCACAGTATTACCAGTGGGAAAATCAGCGTCAGGCAGTAGCTCAAGAAAAGCAGCGTTTATCAGTAGTTCAACAGCAGGAACAGGCAGCGCAAACGCAGAAGTATTTAGCTCAACAGCAGGAAATGCTAACGACGCTGATTCCCGACTGGGTTGATGCAGATGTGGCAAAGGCTGAGAAAGCTAAAATCCGCGAAGTAGCGAAGCAGTATGGTTACGGTGATGAAGAACTTGCCCAGCTATACGACGCACGAGCGGTAGCCCTAATGCGTGATGCGATGAAGTATCGAGACTTAGTAGCCAAGCGTCAGGAAGTGAAGCCACAAGCCTCCCCTGTCGTGAAGTCCCGACCTAAAACTGTTTCGAGTCAGCAGTCGCAAATTAAGCAACGCTTGGCGAAAACAGGCAGCGTGAATGACGCAGCCGCTTACTTTAAGTCAATCCTCTAACGAGGTAGGAGTTACAAATCATGGCACAGCCGACTTAATTGCTAGGTCGGGGGTTCTGGTAACAGAATCCATGCAACTGGGTGAATTGCTGGGAAGCCCTTAGAGCCTCAGCCCTACAACGTAGCTAGTAACAGCAAGCGTGAATGGTTGAAAAGTTTGAGGATTGGGTAATCAGCAGCCAAGCGACCTTGAAAGAGGTTGAAGGTTCAACGACTAGAGGAAGTAAGCTAAATTGGTTACAGCCGCAATCGTGGAGATGTACGAAGCAGGCATGACATCAAGGCAAATTGCTGAGAAGGTTGGCATGTCTCCTAATACAGTCCTCCGCAGATTGCAGGCGGCAGGTGTTGAGAGAAGGAATAGTGGTAATCCGGCAATCAAAGAGCTTCAAAATGCTCAGTGGTTGCGAGATAAATACGAATCCGGACTCAACAGTACGCAGATTGCAAAAGAGTTAGATTGCCAAGCATCAATTGTCTGTCAATGGCTCAAGCGACACGGAATCCAAGCGCGACCGGTAGGCTCAAAAGCTGGCTGGAAGTTCACAGATGAAGGTCGTCGCAATCTGTCTGAGGCTAAGCGTGGGAAGTGTCTCGGTGAGGCAAATCCCAACTGGAAAGGCGGTAGTAAGCCTGATCCAGTACGCAATCGCTATCAGGCGAAAGTGTGGGTTAAGACCGTTAAAGAGCGTGATTGCTGGACTTGTGTCCAGTGCGGTGCAAAAGATAAATTGCACGCTCATCACATTAAGTCTTGGAAGCTGCATCCTGAGCTAAGATTTGATGTTGATAATGGCACTACACTTTGCGAACACTGCCACCAAGCTGCACACGGGTTTGTTTTCCCGTGGAACCGACATGCAGAAACCTCCATGAGCGCCCAGCCCCACTGATTTAGTGGGTGAAGATATAGTCTGAGCTTGCGCGAAAGCGTAAGAAGCTAGGATAAAGAGCCTAGCGTTAACAAAACTGAACACGTTTGATACATATGATGCCAAAGGCATCCGCGAAGATCTCAGCAATGTGATCTACAACATCAGCCCAGAAGACACCCCGTTCATGTCGAATGTGGGCAAAGGCTCGGCTAAATCGACCTACTTTGAATGGCAGGAAGATTCGCTTGCTGCTACCGACCTGAACAACGCTCAGGTTGAAGGCGACGACTCCCCAGCCGTAGAGCCATCAGCCACTGCTCGTATCGGCAACTACACGCAAATCAGCCGCAAGACCGTTACTGTTTCCGGCACGCTGGAAGCTGTGGATAGGGCCGGTCGTAAGTCAGAAATGGCTTACCAGATGGCTAAGCGCGCTGCTGAACTGAAGCGTGACATGGAAGCTATCGCTACCTCCGGTCAGGCTGCTGTTGGTGGCAACTCCACCACTGCACGCAAGACTGCTGGGTTCGGCGCTTTCCTGCGTACCAACACCAACAACGGCGCTACTGCTACCGACCCAACCCTGAGCGGCACAACTTCGGGCTTCCCGAACGCTGCTGCTGGCAACGGCACTGACCGTGCTTACACTGAAACCATCCTGAAGGATGTGATTCAGCAGGTTTGGACTGAAGGTGGCGACGCCAAGATGCTGATGGTCGGCGCTCTGCTTAAGCAGAAAGTATCGACCTTCACCGGTATCGCAGCGCAACGTTTCAACGTAAACGGCGCCAAGCAAGGCACCATCATCGGTGCTGCTGACATTTACGTTTCGGACTTCGGCAACGTAGAAGTTGTGCCAAACCGCTTCATGCCTGCTGATGTTGCTTACCACGTAGACCCATCGATGGCTTCGATCATGTTCTTGCGTCCATTCGAGAAGGTCGAACTGGCTAAGACTGGCGATGCCGACAAGATGCTGCTCATCTGCGAATGGGGCGTTAAGGTCAACAACGAGCGCGCCCACGGCGTTGCCCGCGACCTTATCCCGTAATGGGTGATAGAATAGGGGCTACTTCGGTAGCCCTTGTTCTTTGAGGTATAGCATGGAAAGAAAACTATTCGATCATTGCGCAGAGTCTGGCGTCACCAAGTGGTGGCACTATGATGAGTCCACTGATACTGCTCGCATTGAGACAGTGCAGTCAGGCGCAGTGATTGGTAACATTCTGGATCAGAACAAGG